ACATTCGCGTCACCGATAACGGTGACAGAGCCAACACCACCAGTGCCGACAAGTCCGGTCTCTGGTACGTTCGCATCGCCAGTAGCCGTAACAGAACCAACGCCACCAGTGCCAAAGACACCAGTGACGTTGACTGTTACGGCGGTTCCGACATTGACGGTGACAGTGCCGACCTCGCCCGTGGCAAAGCCGACGGGAACGCTGCCCTCGCCCCAAGCAAGGTCTCCGAAGCCTCCCCGGCCCCAGCCCGTGAAAAAGACTAGAGCAGCCTGCCCCTCTCCGAAGGGGTAGTCACCGAACCCCGCGCGGCCCCAGCCGGTTAAGGGATCGGTGACGATAGCCATAGTTAGGCAATCCGGATGATCGCGTTGCTCGCATCCGCAGTCGGGAAGACGATCTGGAAGTCACCAGCGGTCGAAGCCTTGTCTGAACCGAAGTCCAGAACAACGACCGAAGGATCACCAGCAGCGGTGTCGTTGTAGATCAGCGCGCCACGAGCGGTGATCGTCGCCGACGTGAACGTCAGATCGCTGAAGTCGGTGAACGCCGTGGTGCCGCTCGTGGTGGGCGTGACGTTCGTCAGCGTGCCGCCGCCAGCCGAGTACGAACCAGAAGCGCCAACCTCGTTAGTCGCGGTGTATGCCGTGGTCGCCGCCGTAAACGAAGCAGAGTTCGTGTACAGCGCCAACTTGAAGCTGTTGCCAGTCGAGGCAGTGAAGTTGTGAACGCCCTGAAGAAGCTCCTTCTTGAAGGACGTGCACATGAAGTTTCCGGTGAAAGCCAATTCAGAGTCTCCTTACGATTTCAGCAAGGCCCGAATGACCTGCATCTGTGATCGCATTATACACAGTTGTCCGGTCACTGTGAACCGCTTGCTTCAGATAGAGAAGAACCACCTGCTCTACCCGCTGCCTGAAGGCATACGCCTGATCCCTGATCTCTTGAGGTGCCGTATCAGAGATGCCGACGATCTTTTCCGCGCACTGCTGCGCAAGTTCTTCCGGCGTAAACCCACGCTTGTGCGTGGTACGCACCATGACATTGAAGTCTTTCGGAAGGTCTATACTCAGAGCAGCTATCACAGCGTCGATCCACTCAACTGTTTGGGTGCCGTCACGGTGATCCGCACACCCTTGTTCTCAGCCCCAGTCCACGAGTTCCCGCAGTCGGGGCAGTTCCCATCAGGGTACGTTGCCTCTTCCTCGGGCGTGTCCACAGCGTTGCCGCAACTAGCGCAGTGAACCAAGTCCACGCTCGTAGCGGGTGCCCACTCTGATCCATTCGGCATACGGATTACGGTCATGCTACAAGTCTCCCATCCCTGTATTCATCACGTCCACTTCTGATGCTGACCCCGCCAAGCTGCGCCAGAGCCTCACGATACCGCTCTGTGTACTGCACAATCAGATCCTGCTCGCCCTTCATGTAGGTGTACGCCTCGATCAGCGTGCCATAGAGCAGCACAGTCTCTGCGTTGTCACCAAGCCACGATGTGCCAGATGTCACGATAGACGGCGGGTCGTAGTAGTAGTGCAACTCCACCGAGTAGTTCGCGTTCGGCGTCGGGCCTAGAATGAAGTTCCCCGGAGACGGCGGTGTGGTGAAGTCCCCATCAAACTGCGCGTAGTACTTTGGAAGACCCTGTGTCGCCGAGGTAGGATACGCTTCCCTGATGAAGTTCACGTCCTTGTCGTACATGTAGTTGTGGTCTCCATCGCCATCGACGACGGCAATAGAAAACACAGCCAAGAAGTCAGAAGGACGGGCAAGGTACTGATTGCCCGCCGTCATTGTCGCGGTCACATTCTTCCGAAGCTCGGGCAGCATAATAGTCCGAAACACCCGTTCCTCGGCCTGACGGACGAAGTTCGGGATGTTCGAGACAAAGCTGGTCTCGTTGTTCTCGGTGTAGTCTTGGACTAGCTGAACGAGTTCGGAATAGTTCATGTGAACTTACGCCATCTTGAAGTTGCCGCCACGCTTGGCAGCGCCCATGCCACGGCAGGAACCACCCATGGCCATCTTCTTGACCTTGCCGCCGTAGGCCATCTTACCTTTGCCATCAGCAGCAAAAGCAGGAACCTTCTTCCCGCCCTTCTCAACCATCTTCATGCTGCCGCCCTCTTTCATACCCATGGGCTTCATGTAGCCGCCGCCCATCATCTTCTTCATGTCATTCTTCATGTCAGGCTCCATTGGTAGTGTTGACAGTCACTTCTCCCACAGAACCTACCATGTACTGGATTGGGTTCCAAACGGGATTCCATCCAAAGAGCGCGCGAGAGGCGGCTTGGCTTGTGTCAGGTCTCGGGTTCAACAGAGACTGAGGGTCGTTGATCTTCAACCTGCCAAGAAAGTTCTGAGGCTGGTCAGGATCGAACACATCCCTGCCAACAAGGAAGCCAGTCTTCACGCCGTTTTGATACTCAGGCACAAGATCTCTGAGCGGGTATCTGAAACCCGTCTTGTCGCAGAAACCAAAGGCATGTTTCGCTCTGGCGTACGGCATGGTTAACCCATCATAAACGTGTCGTAGGGCACGAACCTAACCGAGGCAGTCTCCTCGTCCTCACCAGCGGCAAGCTGGAACTGGAACTCGTACTCCTGCTTCAAGCCAGCAACACGGTTCGAGACTTCCGGCTTCTTCATGGCAATGTAGTAAGCCATGCCCGCCACAAGGGCTGGGACGAAGCGTGGAGGCACAGACGTGATCGAAGACCCGATACCAGCAGCAAGGCCGTCAATGCCCTTCAGGCGGTAGTACAGCAGCGTGTAGGACGTGGTGTTGTCAGGCACAGGCCACAGCGTCACTTTGGTTTCGGTCGGGAGCCTTTGGACGTAGATTTGGGTGGGCCTGCCTTGGGTGTTTTTGTTGGTTTGCTGGGCGTAGGTTGAGACGCTGATACGCTCGACGGCGGTGTCGATTTGATTGACGCCTGTGCCGGTTCTGAGTTGATGCTCGATGATGTCGATTGTGTCCGACGGGAGGGTATAAGTCGCAGTGCCCGCTGTAAGAGCCTGCGTACCATCCTCAATAGTGAAGAGATTGAGACCACGGTTCTGCCACTCCAATGTGAGAAGGTTGAGACTGCGACGTGCAGTCTTCAGATCGTAGCCAGAGCGCATCTCAAGGCCAGCCCTCTCATAGGCTTCCTCGAAGATTTCCGGCAGGTCTGGCGTGACTACAGCCATTACTTGGTGCCCCTATGTCTCGCCGTCTTCTTGGCGATGCTCTTTGGTTGTGCCACGAACTGCTTGCCCTTGCGGGTTCCTTCGCGCTTCGCCTTGGTCGTTGCAGCGTACTCAGACGACGACAGAGACTTGATGGCACTCTCTGGCAGATACCGCTCTCCCGTGGCTTCAGGGCCTTGGGTAGATGGCTTGCCAGACTTGGTGCGCCACTTCTGCTTTGTCCAAGCCTTCAGGGATTTCTGAGGGGCCTTCAATCGCGATACCCCCCGCCCTTGGCCTTGTACTGCTGCGCCAGCATCTGTGCCTTCCTCGCACTCCACTGACCCGGCTTGCCGCCCTTGCCGCCAGCCTTGATGCTCTCGAACAAAGACTTCCTCATGGAAGGCTTCGTGTAGTTGCCAGCTTCGTTGACGCGCGACTTGGGCTTCTTCATCACTTCGCCTTCAGGCAACGCCCCGCTGCCTTGCACTTCGCAGGCGACGGGCAAGTGGAGCACATCTTGAATGTCTTGCCACCCTTGGCCATCATCTTCGGCTTCTTGCTCGAAGGAGCGTTGGCGATTTGCTTGCCCATATTAGCACGGCTCATCATTTCTTCGAACCTTTCTTGGCTACGCCCTTGATAGTACCCTTGTTCTCAGCAGCGTAGAAGACGCGCTCACCGCGCTCCTTGCCATACTGCTTCTCCATGGCCTTCTTGATCTTCTCGCCCTTCTTGGTCAGCGGCATGTCAGGAACCCTTTTTCCACTTGGTAGAACTGGACTGCGTCTTGCTAGGACTCCACTTCACGCGGTCAGCCCAGTAAGCAGCGGACATCTTCCCCTTAGCGATGTTCTTCGCATGCCGAGACTTGAATGCTTCGCGCTGGCCAACAGTCTGATTTGTCTTCACGCCCTGCTGTCCGAAGCGGATCGTCTTTACTTGCTCACCTTCCTTCGCGACCACGATGTGGGACTTCTTGGGATGACCCGGCGTACGCTTCGGCTTATTGTAGCCAGCAACACCAGCGCGCTCCAAGCGAGGGTCTTTCTTACCATCAGCCATTTGACACCAACACCAAGATGAACATCGAAGATGCTTCGTTGTTTTGAGAACTGCCTTGAGCAGTTGCTTCGACCGTCACCTTTTCCGGGATGGGAACAGGATACTCAAAGGCGTAGTCCGCAACTCCGTTGTTGACGGTGGTGATCGCGACCGCGCGGCGGATGTTGTCCGCACCTATCCTGAGCAGGCGACCAACAACTTGCGCAGAGCCGCCCGCCTGTCCCGCGGAGAAAAGCCCCTGCATTAGATAGGCTGTATA